GTGCGTATGCAACAATTGGCTGGATTCATGATCAAATAAATCTAATTAGAACAACTGCGTCATAAATATCATTGACGCTGACAAACAAAGCGTATATACTACTAACATGTGTATACGCTTTTTCGTTGGTATCACAGGCAACAAAACTACTATCATTGATAGGCAACATATTAAACACTTTAGAAAGGCAACATAATATGGCATCATTAGCAGAAATTAGAGCAAGACTGGCAGCAAGCGAGAACAAAGGTTCCCAACAACAAGGTGGGGGAGACAATTCAATTTACCCACACTGGAACATGGAAGAAGGGCAATCGGCTACCTTACGATTCCTTCCAGACGCAAACACAAAAAACACATTTTTCTGGGCCGAACGAGCCATGATTCGTCTACCATTCAACGGCATCAAAGGAGAAATGGAATCAAAACAAGTATTTGTTCAAGTTCCTTGCGTGGAAATGTGGGGCGATCCTTGTCCAGTGTTAGCAGAAGTTCGCACATGGTTCAAGGATAAAAGTCTTGAAGACATGGGCCGTAAGTATTGGAAAAAACGCAGTTATATTTTTCAAGGCTTTGTGCGCGAAAACCCACTGAGTGAGGACAAGACTCCTGAGAATCCTATTCGTAGATTCATCATCGGCCCACAAATCTTTACACTAATCAAAGGTGCATTGATGGATCCTGAGTTGGAAGAATTGCCAACAGACTTGTTAAAAGGTCTGGACTTCCGTATTACCAAAACTGCCAAAGGTGGATTTGCTGACTACAACAGTTCCAAGTGGGCTCGTAAAGAATCTGCACTCACTGAAGCAGAACAAGCTGCAATTGAAAAATATGGTTTGTATGATCTTTCCTCATTCTTGCCAAAGAAACCCACAGATGTAGAACTCAAAGTGATCAAAGAAATGTTTGAAGCAAGTGTAGATGGACAAGCATATGATACCACACGTTGGGGACAATACTTCCGTCCAGCAGGTGTACAAGCACCAGCAGGCTCTGCTGTACCAGTAGCAACAGTTGACGAAGATACTTCAGTACCAGTTGCAAAACCAGCACCTGTGGCATCAAGCTTTGATGAAGATGATGTACCTGCACCCACTGCACCAGTGGCAGCAGCCAAGCCTGCACAAAAAGCCGAAGATATTTTGGCTATGATTCGTGCTAGACAGAAACAATAAATTGTTTGAACGCACACTGAAGAATAATTCTTCAGTGTGTTGATTAAATGACAAATGCATAACAACTACGCAAAATTTTTAATTGATCAAATTGAATCTTGCAATATTCAAACACATTTTGCATATATAAACAGTAAATTACGTCTGACATATGGAGAACTTGCAAAAAAAATCAATGGAACAATTCATGCTCTTAACCAGCAACATCTTGTTGCAGGTGACTATGTAATACTATTGCCTGCTGATCCGACTCAGTTTCCAATTTTGTTTTTAAGCTGTATAGCACTTGGCATAGTTCCGTTGCTGATAGATGATAATACCAGCATGAGTACGGTTGATTCATTGTGTTTACAAATTGGTGCAAAAACTATTTTGACTAATATAGCACCAGTTGATACTGAACAGACACTTTTGTATCATCAACACACTGATGATAGTATTGCATTTATGTTGTGTACTTCTGGCACGACAGGAAATCCAAAAATTGTAAAACACAAACATAGATGTTTTTTTGACATAATAGATGCAACACGAGGAAGATATAATATTAATAATACCAGTGTTATATTGGCCACATCTAAAATGAGTTATGGATATGGACTTTTTTTAAATATTATAATTGGTCTTGCCTCTAGATGTACCGTTGTACTACTTGACAAAACACCTACTCCAACTAGTATTTGCAAAAATTTAGAAAAATATAAAATTACACATTTTTTTACTAATCCAACTATGTTGTCATGGATAGTGAATAAATCCACAATTAGTAGATTAAATACAGAATTACAATTTGTAATTAGTAGCAGTGAACCACTGCCTCCAACATTGATTACTAGATTTTATAACAAATTTAGAATTAATTTGTACAATGGCTATGGTGCAAGTGAATTACTTAGCAATGTTATTATCAATGATAATTTACACGATAGATTTGGAAGTATAGGTAAACCTATCAGTGGATTTGAATTTTTGATAGTTGATCAAAACGGATCACAATGTGGGCCCAATCAGCCTGGAGTACTACTGTGTAAAGCACCTAATATATGCATTGGATATCTAGGAAGAGAAACATTAGTAGATCAAGACTTCCCCAATGGGTGGTTTCAAACCAATGATATAGTTTATATAGACGAAGATGGGTTTTATTTCTACGTAGGACGTAAAGGACAGCATGTTAAAATAAGTGGACGATGGACCAGTGCAGCAGAAATTGAAAATGTAATATATAGTTCTGGGTTGGTACACGAATGTACAGTGATATTTGACATCAATAAGCATGGATTAACAAGTTCAACTGCATACATAGTTCCTTGCGACAACACCAAAATTCTGCCTTATGAACTAAGAGCTAACTTATTGTTGTCTTATAGCTCTTATCTGGTGCCAAAAGAAATTCGTTTAATGAAATCATTACCACGTACCGATCGCAATAAACGTATCATTGACCCATTAATTTTGGAAAATTATTATGTTAATCAATTATAATTCTGAGTACACGTTGTATATTCTTGGTGCCGGAATTATTTCTAAGACATTAGAATCACTTATACAACCTGAATCAACCGGTACTATTAAAATTATAGCTTATGAGGGATTTGACAAACTGCCAGATAATAGTCAATGTATAATTGGAATTAGTGACATACATGCAAGAAAAAATATAATTGAAAAATCAAAATATAAAAATATAGTATGGCCAACATATATACATCCTACTGCAATTGTTGATCCAATGGCTGCTATAGGACAAGGATGTTATATTGACGCATTAAGTTATGTCATGCCCGGGGCTTATTGCAACGAATTTGCATTGATTGGACCAATGTCAATGGTAAGTCATAATACTATATTAGGATCCAATGTGTTTCTTGGTCCAAGAACAACTCTAGCTGGATCTATTAGCATAGGTGACAATGTATTTTTTGGGTTAGGGTCACTGATCAAAGATAAAATTACAATATGTAGCAATACAGAATTTTTAATGAGTAGTGTAGTGACCAAAAACATACTGTTACCTGGAACATATTTTGGGAACAAAAAAATATCAGTGAAAATATGATCAATACTATTGTTAAATTTGGAGTCGACGGTGTCAATACTGCCAAAACTGGTGTGTTCCCTTATCGTAAAATTTTTGAGTTAGATGTTATGCCAGAAAATATTCAACTCGACGATTACATGAATGGATTTTATGATAGCAGTAAAAATTATATATTGGATCATATACAATCAAAATCTCACAACAAAATTAATATCACCAGTGCATACAAGTTTGACAGTGCCATAAAAAATCAATATCCTAATTTAAATTTTAACTTTAAGTTGCATACTCCATTGTGGAGTGCTTTTGAAAATTATAAAATGCATCCAGTAATAGATTATAAGAATTTTATTTGTAGTTTCAACGGATCTGCTCATGTTGGAAGAAAACTATTGGTAGCTATTTTAGAAAAGTTTAAATATTTTGATTCTAATTATTGTAGTAAGAATTTTTCTTATTCCATGGACAGCTTAGATGGGAATATAGAAGATTTGGTAGAAGACAAAATACGATTCTATCGCAAATTTTTTATTACTAACAACAATGATTTTTTTGAAAAAATACATAGCTTTGGGTACATACCTAATGATCATAAAAATAACATTTATAATTTAGAATTAAAATTAACTGAAAGTTTTTTACATATTGTCAGCGAAACAATGTCCACCAGTTACTATCCATTTGTCACAGAAAAATTTTTGTATAGCACTGTTACTCGTGGACTATTTTTAGCATATGGCCAACCAGGATGGCATGCACATGTAGAAAAATATTATGGATTTAAACGTTACCTCAATATATTTGATTACAAATTTGATACCATACAAAATCCTGTAGAAAGATTAGTTGAGCTTGTTACAATGATTTCAAAATTTAGTCATTTAACACCAATGGACTGGCATGATTTATATCTTCTAGAACAAGACACAATTGAATATAATTACGATCATTACTTTAGTAAACAATATTTAGAATGTTTAAATACATATGAGTAAAATATTAATCAGTGGAGACAGTTTTGTTTACGAGCAATCGTGGCCAAGTCGGCTTTTCTCTGACTCAGAAGTTAGCAATTTAAGTAAACATAGCGCCGGTAACGTTTATATCGCCGATAGCATAATAAACAACATTGATTCTGCTGACCATCCAAAGTTTGTTTTTATTCTTTGGGGAACAATTACCAAACTAGATATTACGTTGCCAATCACCGACGCTACAAAAAAAATAATCAGTAACTGGAAAGAATACGGAAAAATCAATCAAACTTTTTATATGTTTACAGGCGGTGATAAATTTACGTCTGTAATTAAAAAAAATTATTCACATATAAAAGATAAACATTGGCCAGATGTTAATACAATCAATGAATATTTAAATTTACCGCTAACTATGCAAGAAGGTTGTGAATCAGCAAATCTTTTTTGGTTTGATCAAAATACAATAGAGAAAAAAATTCAACAATATGCAATGTTGCAGTATGCTCGAAATTCTAGTCATCTTGAAGACATTACGTACAAAAGTATGATATTATGCCAGAGTTATTTAGAAATGAATCGTATACCTTATAAATTTGCATTTACTGTTGATCCTTTTGATAAAATGCACTTTGACAAACTTGGTGGATTAAGTAAAGAAAATCCATATTATAATAAAATTAACTGGAACAATTATATAGATATTCCGTGTCACAACTACGGCAAAAAAAATAATTATTTAGATAGTGATCGCTTTCATCTGACAGAAGAAGGTATGAATAATTGGGTCGACAAAATAAAAAATGTTATTACAACATTTTAGGCAAATTTATTGGTTGCATTTTTCAACAAAATGTGTTCTAATTGTTAAAATTTAAAGGAAAATAATCATGGGAAAACCATTTGACGTAAGCAAATTCCGTAAGGATATAACAAAAAGCATTGATGGCCTGAGTATTGGATTCAATGATCCAACTGATTGGATATCAACAGGTAATTATGCTCTGAATTATCTGATCAGTGGAGACTTTACTAGAGGTATTCCATTGGGAAAAGTCACGGTGTTTGCTGGAGATTCAGGTGCAGGCAAAAGTTATATTTGCAGTGGAAATATTATTAAAAATGCACAAGAACAAGGTATATTTGTTGTGCTTATTGACAGTGAAAATGCATTGGATGAAGATTGGCTCAAAGCATTAGGTGTGGATACTAGTGAATCAAAATTGCTTAAACTCAGTATGGCCATGATTGACGATGTTGCCAAAACAATTTCAACATTCATGAGCGACTACAAAGCCCTGCCAGACGGTGAACGACCCAAAGTTATGTTTGTGATTGACAGTTTAGGAATGTTGCTCACACCCACTGATGTGAATCAATTTGATGCAGGCGAAATGAAAGGCGATCTAGGTCGTAAGCCCAAAGCACTAACTGCACTTGTTCGTAATTGTGTAAATATGTTTGGTAGTTATAATGTAGGACTAGTTTGTACCAATCATACCTATGCCAGTCAAGACATGTTTGATCCAGATGATAAGATTTCTGGAGGGCAAGGGTTTATCTATGCAAGCTCTATTGTGGTAGCAATGAAAAAACTCAAACTTAAAGAGGACGAAGATGGCAACAAAATTTCTGATGTTATGGGTATCAGAGCTGCTTGTAAAGTTATGAAAACACGTTA